ATTCAACTTCACGTAGAACGTTTGCCTGTTTGCTATTGTCGTAGATGGCATCAAGGGTTTTGTAGCCAATGGACCACTCTTGCTCTTCTCCAAAAAATGCAACATTGGTAAACGCTTCCCGACCCTTCTCCGAATTTAGATTGAATTGCACTTTGGCATACAGTCCACCGATTCCAGCAAGTTTCATCTTTTGTGGAAGTCGTGGGTCATTTGGCGGAACTTCGTAGATTTCTAGAACTTTTCCGATTGGGTCATTCCAGTTGTGACCCCAAACAACCCTTGGCTTACGGCGAACAAGACTTTTTGCAAAAGCGCCAGAGACCACAATGTCGCCCACGGAGTCCTTATTGCCAATGCCAGCAACGAAACACTCAACGATTCCTTGAGCCTCATCAATATTAAATTGGCCGTTATTGGCCTTGTATTGAATGTCCTGCATCTACATTCCTTTTGTACCCTGTAATAATAAACCAATTTTCCGCCTCGAACAGTAACAATTTCTGCAATTCATCTAACAAATACAGAAACTAAACTGCAAAATTCCAGGCTCTCCTTGCCTCGGTTGCTGAAATATCGTTGACCGTTTTTGCCAAGATATTCGAAAAGACAGCGACACAACTAGACCTGAAGGCGGTTCCCCTATGGTTTTCGTCTTTGAAGGAAAGACTAGACACGTATGCTGAATTCAGTAGGTTAAATGTCTCGAAATTGATTTCTTGGAATCTCTGGATTTGCGCATTGAGATGCGCTACGACATCTGAACCATTCAAAGATTTTTCTGATATTTCAACAGAGTCCTGAATAATTGTTTGCAGCACTGGCCGTATGTCTTCATCAAATTGCCTATCCCATACTTCCGTATTGAAAATCGTGTCAATATTTAATTGACCAGCAGATAGGGCTTTTGCCGCATTTTTGCCCTTGATTTTTTCTAGAGTCACACGCTGCTGACGCTCAATAGTTCTCTCGAATGCCCTATTGAGAATCGCGGTCCATCTTTGTAGTGAAATGCTGTCCTCTTTTGTTTCAATTTGAGAATTATGCAGCGACGCCTGTTGCCCTGGCTGAATCGCCGCATTCTCCATGGGCATGTCGGCGGCTGCCATTGGTAGTTGCTGCGGCATTTGTCCACCAGGGGGCACCCCTTCTTGTGCAAGTGAGCCAGCCATTGTGTTTGGGTCCAACGGACTTGCAATATTGCCCTGTGCGTCTGGCATTCCTGGAGGCTGTTGTGCATTTGGGTCTCCAGGCATACCTGGCATACCTGGCATACCTGGTGCGCCAGGCATTCCTGGCATTGCGCCTTGCGGTTGTTGCTCCATCTTCTTTTCCGTATTCGCAATTGGTGTCAAGTTTGGATTCATCAATAGGGAGTCCGCAAGGTCACTCTCCACCTTCTTGCGGCTTGTTGCTTCACGGTATTCGTTTGTGCTGATTAATCCCATCTGCACTTCTTCCATAAAATAGCGAGAGCGTTCCTGTTTGTACAAAATAAGAACTGGAACGCTTGAAATATCGAAGTCCACATAATTGACTTCGTCAAGTTCGTCAAAGCCACGCGCCAACAAATCAATATGTGGAAGCATTGTTTCATTCCAAAATACACGATGTTCTTCTGCCGCGTTACTAAATGTTCTGCCAGAGGCATTTCCAATCACCGACTCTGGGACACCAAAAGCGGCAAGGATTTCCTCTTTTTGAATTTGTCGCATTTGAACGTAAGCAGCATCTCGCGGACTGGCCGAAGTATCCACATAATCAACACCATCGTCAGACGAAATAACTGTTGTGTGTCCTGCTCGACCGATATTTCCCCTAAATCTATTACGTAATTCATCTTTGTCATCGTCATCAATTTCGCCTTTGACAACAAGAATTCCACCAGGTCGACCATCGTTGATGAGGTAGTTACGGTTGTACACCTTGGCCAGATTTTCGATTTCGATTGCAATTCCAGCGGACTCCATCGGCGTAAGCGATAGATACGGGTCTAGCGGGTGTGGGCGTCGAATCCAAAGAACATCTTCTGGTTTCAAAATCACGCTTTGCCCAGTTGGCATTTTAATTTCATATCCAGCAACAAATCTTTTTGAGTCTGGAATCGGCGCAGTGAATTGCGGCGGTAAAAGACTTAGCCCGATAAGTCTTCCATCTTTACCTTTGACTTTTTCAATGAACGCACCACGCGAAGACATGAGCAACTGAGAAGACAGTCTGTAGCGAAAGATAAATGCGTTCTCGCCCTCATTCGCTTTTGTGTTAAAAATTTCAATGAGCGGGGAGCGCAACGCTCTTCTTCCAGTAAGAATCTGTCCATCTCTGGAATTGTCCTTACGAAGAATTATTGGAAGCCTTGCTTGGTTGCCAGCAATTGCGTCAATACACCTTTGAACCCATGTAATTTTTTGGAAACCTTCGCGATATGCCCGTTCAATATCCCACATGTCGTGGTACGGCTTGCCCACACGGCCTGGGTCAAGGCTTATCGGTGCACCAACACCAAGCGCCTTGATGGCAGCGTTGCCTAGCGATTTGTTCTTATATGAGTTCCAAGCCATTTTTTAACTACTCAGCGCCCAATAGATATCCGAAAACTCCACAGGTGACTCCCGCGACGATAAAACCGATAGGGGGCGCTATAAGGAAGCCTCCTATCGCAGTAAATAGTATAAATGACACCATCAATATATTTGCGAAGGTTGCTCTATTCGCCACTCTTTGTAGAAATGCGCGTATGTTATTCATGTTCTCCAAACTAGCGCATGTTGTCGTCTACGATTGAATGGTGACTAAAGACTGGAACAAAATCCTTGAATACCTTGAACCCAAGAGGCCGCAGTATTGCCCTGAAGAGCCGTCAATAAATCAAAAGGTTTTTTTAAGAACATACTCAATTGAAGCACTTTTTGGCGGTGCTGCGGGCGGTGGTAAATCGTCGGCGCTGTTAATGGCAGCCCTTCAATACGTCGACGTACCTGGATACTCGGCCATTCTTTTTAGAAGAACGTTCGCAGACCTATCGCTTCCTGGCGCACTGATGGACAGGTTTCGAACGTGGGCAGGCATGCACGACGACATCCATTGGAATAACAACAGTTTCATTGCTACGTTTCCGTCTGGCGCCAGAGTTTCGTTTGGGTACCTAAACAACACAGGTGACTATTTGCGATATAAGGGTTCCGAATTTCAATTCATTGGCATGGACGAGGTGACGGAAATTAGAGAATCCGATTATCGATATTTGTTTTCACGATTGCGTCGTCCTGCAACTGGCCCGCTTGCATCTGTACCCTTGCGAATGCGGTGTGCTTCCAACCCAGCACCAAACTGGGTAAGACAAAGATTTATTGTTGAGGGCCAGGAAAAGGGCAGAATCTTTGTTCCCTCCCGATTAACAGACAACCCAGGCATTGATGCCGACTCATACCGACAGGCGCTTTCAGCACTTGACCCCGTGGAAAGACGTCGCCTTGAAGAGGGTGATTGGTGGTCAACGACGCTCGGCAGCATGTTTGATAGAACCCTAGTAGTTATAGTAGATAGTGAAGAATTACCCACAACGACATCCTCGGCGCGAGTTGTTCGGTTCTGGGACTTAGCGGCGACCGAACCAAGCCAATCCACCCCCGACCCAGACTGGACGGTGGGTACCTTAATGATGTTTGACGCGGGTATTGCCTATGTCTTGGATGTCAAAAAGAAGCGAGTCAAGGCCGACAAGGTTGAACAATTTATAGCCCAAACCGCCTACGAGGACGGCGTGACCGTACCTATAAGAATGGAGCAAGAGCCAGGGTCGTCTGGCAAAGCCATTGTCGACCAATTTGCTAGATATGTCCTTCCAGGCTTTGATTTTGGGGCAATTCGGTCTACTGGGGATAAAATTACAAGAGCACGACCCTTTGCGGCTGCCTTGGCAAACGGTAATTTGCGGGTGGTTAGGGGTGCCTGGCTTGGCGATTGGCTGGATGAATTATCGGCTTTTCCCGAATCGGCCCCCCACGACGACCAGGTCGACTCGGCTACGGGGGCCTTCAATTATTTGACTGGTTTGGGGTTGCCACAGAGGAAAAAAGTCAGTATCGTGGTGTGAGTTAGTTACACACTATTAGGAGATACTGATGACACTGGATACTTCTGTCTTTGACAAATGGCGCAAGGACATTATGGAAATTGATGCCCTGCTGGATGAATACATCCGCACAACACCAGACATTGCAGAAGCGGGCGAGATGCTCGTGCAATTGAACATGGTCAAACGTGATATGGGAATCATCTACGACTCATTTGCTGGCAAGGTCGGCATGCTCATGGGCAACCGTGGCCTTGTTGAAACACAGTCTGGCGCCTCCATTGAAAAGAAGAGCGCAGCAGACCGCAAGAAATGGGACCACGGCAAACTTGCAACACGAGTAGCCGAACGCCTGAATGAAATGTCGGTTGACATGGACACTGGTGAGCGCACCATGACGGCAACGCAAATGGTTGAAAAACTGCTTGATTATGCTGCCGTTTCATACTGGCGCGTTGGCAAGTTGGGAGAACTGGGCATCAACCCTGACCTATATTGTGAACAAGGCGAACACAAAACAAACGTCATCGTCCGATTGGGGGACAAAAACAAATGAGCGATATTTACAATCGTCTATCTGAACCATTTCCGCAGGAGATGGAAAAGGTAATCAACAAGGGCGGGGTCAATCTGACCTATATCCCTGTCAGTGAAGTTATCAACCGCTTAAACAAGGTACTTGGTGTTGACAAGTGGTCGATGACCATTCAGAGTTGCCACCGTGACCCAAATGACCCTGACTTTGTGGTCGCGCATGTTCGCATTGAGTATTTCGTTACAGAATTCAGCACGATTACTCGTGATGGAATCGGTGGACAGAAAATCAAGCGCACCAAGTCAGGTGCGATTCTTGATTTGGGCGACGAATTTAAGGGCGCTATTTCTGATGCCGTGAAGAAGGCTGCACAGACATTTGGTGTGGGTCTTTACCTTGCCCGCAGTGAAGATGCAATGGAAATTGAACAGGTAATTGAAGCATCAAATACGCCCGCTTCTGAGCATGAGCAAAAGTGGCAGAACTTTCGAAATTTGTCAGGGACGCTTAATAAGGAACAGCGTGATGCCGTTGGTGCGTTTTGGAAGTCAACGTATGGCGACAAACCGAAACCCAAGAGTGCCGACAGCGTCACCGCGGAAGAACTAGACGCTCTTCTGGCCGAGGTGCTTCGACTACAATTCAATGGTAGTCATGTTGCCGCAAAACAATGAACAGGTACTAACACCACCGCCACATTTATCAGCGAGTTCATTGGCGACATTTGAGCAGTGCCCGCTTAAATTTCGCTTCAGCAAAATCGACCATATCCCTGATAAACCAGGAATTGAAGCGATTTTGGGCAACTTTGTACATGACGTTCTTGAAGCGTTGTATGCGTTTTCGCCAGAATTTAGAACGAAAGATACTGCCCGCGAACAAGCGCGCAGTGTTTATATGGATAAGTACGCAGAAACAGTTCAAAACTACCTGCGTCGCGCCGACGATATTTCTAAGTTCAGGTGGCAAGCGTGGTTCTGTATAGAAAATCTTTGGTTGGTTGAAGACCCAACCACTGTTCACCCAATCGGGCTAGAAAGCTAATTCAATCATTTGCTCGGTGGTGTGGCGCTAAAAGGTTATATAGACCGTTACACGAAGTCACTAAAGAGCGATAATGGTTTAACCATTTCAGATTACAAAACTGGCAAAACGCCGCGTGTTGAGTGGGTGTCGGACAAATTTGAGCAGTTGCGCATCTATGCGGCAATTATGCAAGAAATACAGATATTTCCTGTTACGTCGCTGGAACTCATTTACCTTCGTGATGGTGTGAAATTTACAGAAGAAGTAACACCCGAATCTCTTTCCAAAACAATTGGTAGGGTTGCGCGCATCAAAGAAGAAATTGACCAGCGTTGTCAAACTGGTGAATTCGAGGCTGTAAAATCTAAATTGTGTGATTGGTGTTCCTATAAGCCAATTTGTCCAGTATGGGGTAAACGATGAGTTACATAACAGATGATGAATTTGCACGACTCGTATCCGAGGATGTGAAAAACAAGATTTCCAGCCGCCAGCGCCAGACCTTGCTGGCTTCAGAAAATTGGAGTCGCTGGCAACGAGCATTGGTGTTGCTCATTCAAAACCTTAATAATCAAATCTCAGACATAGAAGCAGACCAAGAATCAGATGCGCGCCGCTTTGGTTCTATGGGCGAAGATGGAGTAATTCTCGCTCAAGAGGCTGACTATGCATATAGGTCGCGCAAAATGAAGATTGAACGGTTTAAGTTTCATGTCAATCGCCGACTTGATGATGTAACTCAAATGATTGAGACTGGCGCATCTGACCACGTTCAGCGCGATGCGTTGACTTTAAACAGTGATGCCAACTTTTATAGAAAGGCAATTGCCAAGCATCGCTCGCTTCTTGACGAATACGACCTTGAAGCAACAGAAATTGATAGGGCGTTGTGGC